CAAGGATGCGGTCATTGACTGCTGCGCTCTGACCATCGATTGTCAATGAACCATTAGTCGTTGCTGAAAGTGTTGCACCAATTCCGTAGCCACCAGTTTGATCAATGGTTCCAGCGGTATATGTTGGTGAGTTTGGAAGAATGGCATTAGTTGCAATATGAGCTGCGACGTGAGCATTGGCTGCACCGGCAGGACCAGTTGGACCTGTTGCACCAGTCGCTCCGTTTGCACCATTAGAACCAGTGGCACCTGTTGGACCCGTTGCTCCAGTTGCACCAGTCGGACCTGTAACAGTTGAAGCTGCACCTGTCGGACCTGTTGGGCCAGTAACAGTTGAGGCTGCACCTGTTGCTCCAGTTGGACCTGTTGCACCAGTTGGTCCCGTAACAGTTGAAGCTGCACCTGTTGCACCTGTCGGTCCAGTTGCACCAGTTGGTCCGGTTACAGTCGATGCTGCGCCAGTTGCGCCAGTAGGACCAGTTGGTCCGGTTACACCTTGAATACCCGTTGCGCCAGTTGGTCCAGTTGCACCGGTTGGTCCGGTAGATCCGACGTTTCCAACAATAGAAAACGTCCAAGCTGTATATGTTCCAGATCCAGAAGACGCGTCTGGAGTCATGGTTAACGTTGTTCCAGAAACTGTCGCTATACCTTCAACGTAATTTGTTGGCGTTGTTGTATATGCTACTCGCACGCGAGCACCGGTAACAAAAGCACTTCCAGCTGTAATTGTCCAGGATTTAGAAGCTCCGGTACCAATTGTGTTTGATGTTGTTGATGTTACGCCGGAGTAACTTGCGCCAGTTGGTCCGGTTGGACCTGTGACGCCTTGAATTCCTTGCGCACCGGTTGGACCAGCAGCTCCAGTAGGTCCAGTTGGACCTGTTACACCTTGGATTCCTTGCGGACCCGTTGGTCCGGTTGGTCCTGTAACACCTTGCGCACCGGTTGGACCGGTTGGACCGGTATAACCTTGAATACCCTGCGCACCGGTTGGACCGGTTGGACCGGTTGTTAAAGAAATGGTTGCAATTGCTGTATCTACAGCATCAAGACGAGCTTTTACAGAGGCTTTAGACCCTTTTGGATTAGTTCCAAGTTCAGTTTCGATCGCTTCAACTGCGTCGTTTGTATTCGCATGCTGTTCAGCATGTGGAACTGTGGCTGAATCAAGATAATCTGTTGCGGTTGGATTAGAAAAGTTATCCAATCCGCCAGGGTAATTAGTTGCCACTAGGATCTCCTTGATTTATAGAGGCATCGGACTAGCTGCCAGGGGGTAACAACTAGTCCGATGCTTTAGATTTACTTTCCAAAGCCGCCTCGCGAAACGGCTTGTGGTGACGTTGATCGAGCCAAAAAGTTTTATTATGCGCGCAGATGGCGCCAGTATGAGCATAAATCGGGATACCAAGAGATCCAAGACGACGGGAAAAGAGTAGATCTTCACCAAACCAACGACCAGCAATTGCGCCATCTACAAACCAGGCCCAATCTGGACCCTGATTTTCAGTAGCTTTGCTTTGAAGCTCAAGTAAGACTGATCGATGGATTAAAAGACATCCAGTTCCCGTAGCATCGACCTTAATCAGTTCATCAACGGGATAATCGTCCATTGCCTGAAGACCAGACTCGGGAAGATCGCGATAAATCGTTGGTACCGGCCGAAGATGGTTATCATCATCAAAAAAGGCAGCAAAGACCAGCGCCGATACTATCGGACGATCCTTATCGTGGACAGCATTGACCAATTTATCAAACGTTTCTAGCTCTAAACGCTCGTCTGAATCAATCATAAGCAGCCATTCGGCTGAAGTTTGTTCTAAAAAATTCTTTACTAAAAGATTTCTAGATCTTGTAAGAAGTCCAATATTAGAAACTTGAACAAAAGAATCAAATCTTTCTGATCTCTTTCGTGAGATCTGGATCAAATCAATGACTAGATTTGCATTAATCGATCCGTCGTTAACCATTCCTATGGCAACTTTATCTTTACTTTTCATCGTATCTCCACTCTGGGATCTACGGCGGCTGTCTCAATGACGCCTTTTTCATGCTCCAGGATCAAAGCTTCAAGCGCTTCAATTCCTTTTTCTTTAACTAAATCTCTTGCGACTGTTAAACCTTCCAAGAAAATTGATTTCATAACTTCCCCCTAAATCTTGCGCTATGGCGCTGACTCTACCCGAAGGTAGAGCCAGCGTCAAAGCTAGACTAATTAGTAGCCTGAAGGTGCGACTGTACCTGTTCCGGTAACTGCGCTGACTGCCTTGTTGAAGCGGTGAGCAAGAGCTGTGTATCCGTAAACCTGGAAACGCACAGTCAAGTTAGCTGACAAGACATCCGGAAGAACTCTTGTCTTAACACCTGATTCAAACAAGTAGCTATCAGAGAACTTACCAACCAAGATTGGAGACTGGTTAGTAGATGCTCCGTAGTTCTTTGGAAGTGTTGCATCAACGTAAACCTTTACGCCGTGCATTGTTCCAACAAGACCCTTTGAAGCACCTGGTGCGTCAACAACGCCGTTAGCGTTGAATGGACCAGCTGCTACAGGAACTACGAGTGGACGAGATGATGAATCGACCTGGGACATGAACCAGTACCAAGTTGATGGATGCATAACAATTGCTTCTACATCCTGGTAACGGTTTGTAACAACCTTAGAAATTGCCTTAGCCATAGCAGTCAAGCCGCCTGTAGCTGTTGGTGTTGCTTCTGTCCAAGTTGTTGGGATACCGTTTGTTGTGTCTGCGCCGAGGTTGATCAAGCCACGAAGTGTGCCTGATGTTCCATCGCCGTTACCAACAACAGCTGTGTTCAACTGAAGTGCGTAATCCTTCATAAGATCGCCAAAGATCATACGATCGAGGCCACCAGCAAGAGGGCTTTGCTCAACAAGCTGAATTGATACATTCTCGTAACCAGAGATCGTACGAACTGGCGCTGTAACTGTTGAAGTTACGAGATCGCGAGTTGTTGTTGCTGAGTTATCAGATGACTGGAATGCTGAAAGCGAACCAGTAGAAATCTGAGGAATATTGATGCTATCTGTGCCAGACGGAAGAGCCATACCTGTCAAAAGGTCTGCTGTTACGCGTGCGGCACGAGCAAACTCTGCGTATTCGTTTGTAAGGTAAATTGGTGGTACAAAATCTCCACCAGATGTGTCAGTGCGGTTGATGTCGCGAGTTTCAACTGCGACTTCAGCTTGGTGACGGTGCAAACGAGACCATGAATCAGAATCGTTACGAAGTGAAGCGTTGATCATGTCGCGAACGAAAGAATTCTTTCCATCGCGGTCATATGTCATTGCTTCGCGAGTTACTGTTGCTCCGCCAAATGTTGCGACCTTTGATTCCTTGCGTGATTCCACAAGTTCAGCTGTGCGCTTTTCATTTGTTTGTGCAACTGCGATGCGCTCATCAAGTTTAGCAATTTCATCTTGCTTTACTGATGCTGCATCAAGAGCTTCTGCTGTAACGTCTTCCGCCGCGAGAGTTGTTTCAACCTCGGCGACAAGACCGTCACGCTGCTCAATGAGCTTTGCTGCTAGAGACATTTTGTCCCTTTCTATTGATGTGTGTGAAGACCGTCGGGGCTTTTGCGCCGAGGGTTAACCCTTACGCTTTTTGCGAAGGGAATACTGGTTTAACTTCAATGCAAGTTGACGCTTGCGAAGATCAAGATCTTCTTCGCCTGCGGATCGCATTGATGCTGATGTTGAGTCATACGCTGGCCATGTCACAACTGAGACCTCAAAGAGATCAAGATCAGTAAGAGTACGAAGACCCTCTTCGCGAGTTTGACCATCTGGACCTACTGAGAAAGCAAAAGACATCTTGTCAACATCTCCACGCTTCAAAGCTGAAGCCAATTCCTGCGCCTTGGGGTTTGCAGGATCAAGGTCAGCTTCCATGCGAAGACCAATTTTGTCCTGAGATAGACGAAGAGTTCCAGATTGTGTTGACGCCAATGGAATTGCTTCCATATCGTGATTGACAAGAAGGAAGACAGGATTTCCAGATTGAAGCGTACGAGTAAAAGCTCCAGGAGCAATTACTTCTCGAAAATTAAGTCCGGTTGCTTCAGAATTAAATGTTGCAGCATATCCGGCAACGCGAAGCGATCCATCTTCAGAAGAAACTGCACGAACTTCGGCGTTCATGGTGATTCTTTCAGCTGATGCGATTGCTACTTTACGCTCTTCTTGCATCGTTAACTCCTCATTACCCTGAGTTTCTACGGTGATTTCTTCTGAACGAGGCATTAAATCTGGCGCTGTCCAGTCTTTTACTGCATCTTCCTGGTCATCTGGGTCCATACCTGAAGGATCAAGAGGATCTGGATTTGGCTCTACAATGTCAACTCCAAGCGAAGAAGACAGTTGCCACTTCCATTTTTGATGCATATCTAGACGTTCTGCAATGAAGTTTGCAATTCCTTGCTGATTTTCACGCGTTGCGCATTCAAAAACGTCTGAAAGCTGATCAAGAACAATATCGTTTGCAGCAAGCAAGTCAGCAGCTAAAGCGCGCGCATCAGATCCTACATTGGCATCTGGGAGCTCAGAGAGAGCTACAAATTCTGTTAATTTGAACGGTGCAGCAGCTCCAAGCTTGCGAAGATTCTCAGCAATTGGATCAATGCTTGAATAAATGTCCTCATAAATCTCATTAAAGAGATTGTGGTATTCGCTGAAGTCCGGACCCTTAACATTCCAATGAGCTCCATGAGCGCGGAAGTAGATCGAGACAACATCACCAAGACACTCGGTTAATTCCTCGACTAGATCAGGTGTTCCTTCGGGTGCCATGCGTGTCTCCTTAGGTGTTTGAGAAACTATTGCCGCATCTCTTGTAACCTTGTCGCAAATTTCTTTAGCCCAAGAGCTATTGAACGCGTCGCGGATCTCAACGACAGTTTCTAAAGTTACAGTTTCGTTTCCCCTAATGGTTAGCGCGAGATCAGTATCAAGACTTTCTGCCTGCTCACGTAATGCTTTTGGTACTCGATACATCTCGGCCATTATTCGATTACTCCCATGACTGGTGTTGAAGGATCTGAATCGGTGCCAAGAGGTGGCAATTCACCACCGGCTAGCGCCGTTCCCTGGAACGCTTGATTGAATACGTCTCCACCTTCATAAGACTCAAAGCCATCAAGATTTCTTAATTCGTTTGGTGAGCGTTGTCCTGTAGATACAAGGATCTTGCCAACCTCAGCGCGTGTAAGAGCATCAGTACGAAGAAGAGCTGCAGTGTCAAAAGCAACATCTGTTCCCGGTGGAAGCAGTCTGCTAAATGCAACTTCTAGACGACGAAGCCACGGCATGATTGTGTGAACTAAGAAATTCAATGAAGCTTGTTCAACGTTCTGGTAAGTCTGATTATCTCCTGAGGCACCGATTAAGTGCGAAGGAATTCTAAAGATACGAGCAATATCGCGGATCAATTGCTCGCGAGTCTGGATCATTTGCTGATCTGCAGCCGATGTTGTAACCGGACGCCACTTAAGACCATCAGAAAGTACAGCAGGACGGCGATGACGACGATGAGTTGATTCCCAAGTGCCTTGAATTGTGCGTGCCTGATCTAGCGTAAGCTTCTGATCTGTCTCTAGAACTGAAGAAGGCGTTGCTCCTTCAGCATAAAACTGTGAAATATGACGATCCATGGCTAGTGCAATGCCAATTAAATTACGGTTTTGAATCATCGGAGACACGCCAACGAGCGACTGAGGAGGTGTAAACCAGCGAATATGGATTAAATCTTGTGCATCAATTGGGTTGCCAAGGTGCAAATACTTGCGACCGATCTGATCTCCAGTAGGCAAAACCTGCATTTGATAAGGGTGAAGTGGTACTAAACCGATCTCATTTCCTGATCGATCGCGGTCAATGTGAATATAAGCATTGCCATGGAGAGCAAGAGATGCCATAGTCTGGTGGATTAATTCGTAAGAATTTGATTCCGGATCTGGATTTGCAATAATTTCTGGAAGAGGGATTGATTCACGCTTACCATTGGTTGTTCGGTAGGCACGCAGTGGCAGTGAAGCTACAGTGTCAGCAAGCAAGGATACGGATCCAAGAACTGCGCTTACTCCAAGAGCTGTCCATTCATCAATACGCTCACCGGCTGCAGACGTGATGTTAGTCTGACCGTAAAGCTGAGAGAGTGGCGCAACGTAGTTATTGAATTGCGGATAACGACCAACAATCCCTGCGCGCTTAATTAAACTCATTGCTTAGGCTCCGGTTCCGATGCGAGATACGACAAGATAAAGATTGAAATTCCTGCTGAAATCAATCCGGCCCCTGTTCCAGCAAGAATAAAAATGCCCGAAACAATAAGAATTGCTCCGATAATTTCCGCAATACTGGTGATAATGTCAATCATTTTTGTCCTCCATAGTCCACGGATCAAAGATCATGGGAAGATTCCCACCCTGTGAGTGCCACCAAACAGCGCGTTCTAGCGCCATTACAGCCGACACAGCTAAGTCAATTCTACGAGTTGAGCCACGTTTTTCTTTAGCAAGACGTGATCCGCGTTGGTCTACCCGAAGAGTTGCGTTAGCAATATGACGTGACATTTGAGGATCGCCGTCATGAGTTATTGATTTGTTAACAACAGCCTCGTAAAAGCGAGTTGTTGCTGGTGTCATTCTTGAAGCTGTCTGCGGAAAGGTTACCACTGGCAAGCCTTCTTCTTCAAGGATCTGAAACGTTCTTGCCCAACGATAAGGGTCGCAGGCAATTTCTAAAACTTCATACTTTTTGCAGGCTTCTCTAATTGCCTCTTCAACATCGAGCACTGGAATTTGCCAGTCTGCCCCGGCTTCTTCTGGTTTCTCCCAGACATAAAGCGGAACAATATGAGGAACCTCGTCGCAGGTTACTGCAACAATTACCGTGCAGTCTCCGTTGAACGATCCATCGAATCCAAGTACAACTTGACTGCCTTCTTCGAGACTACGTGCATCAAAGCAAGAATCCCAAGCGCCATGAGGAAGCCACGCATCAGATGTCGAAGTCCAAACATTTAATCTCTTTGTCTTAAATTCGGCTTCCGGCGTTTGCAGTACCGCTGAAGCAAAGTCGTCTTGCGCAACGATATCGTTGAACCCTGGATTTGCAGATTCCCAGCAAGATTTTTCTCTAAAATCTAATTCCGGATCTGCTTCCCACCATGCAAAGTAGAAACTTGGATCAACAACTTCACCGCTCGCAACTCTTTTACCGTACTCATAGAGCTGATAACATAATGAGTCTTTTCCTGAAGTATCAGTTTTGACTCCAGCCGTCGTGATCGCCACCAGGAGAGGTTCGCGGCGAGCACCCATTGCGAGAGACATAACGTCAAAAAGTTCACGGTTTGGCTGAGCGTGAAGCTCATCAAAAGCAACAAATGTCGGTGATAAACCTTCTTTTGAAAATGCTTCCGCTGAGAGCGCCCGATAGACCGATCCGGTCTTTGGGTTATAGATAGCGTCTCGATATACATCGAGCATCTCTGAAAGTTCAGGCTGCATCTCAACCATGCGCTTGGCAGTACCAAACACAATTTTTGCTTGTTCTTTTTCCGCTGCGCAGGAATATGTTTCTCCGCCAGTGGGACCAAGAACTAAATGTTCAAGAGCAAGAGCTGAAAGCCAGGCAGACTTTCCGTTCTTACGGGGTAGACCGATCAATGCACGCTTGTGCTTCAAAGATCCGTCGGGTTTTTCAACAAATAAACCTTGCGTTAAATTTTTCTGCCACTCTCTAAAAACAAGTGGTTGTCCAGCTGCACCTGCAACTGAGTCTTTTGTAATTGAGCAAAGAGCTTCGCTGAAATCAATGATGTCTTCGCCGCGAGACCGCTTGAGATCTGCCGCTGTCAGTGGTGAAACATAACGTGGCGGCCAGCCTTTAATTTGTTTCCCCATGATTTCCCCTATTTTCTGTTTTGCCTCTTTTCGAGCAGCTGATCAATAGCGCTTACGCGCTTTACTTCAGCTACGCCAAGGCGTGATCGCGAGACCGGATCAAATCCGAGTGACGCGAGTGAGTCGGTAAATGCTTTGTTTATCTGAACATAAGCTCGACCGTCAGCAGATTCAAGGGTTGCCATGTACTTAGTCCGCGCAGCGGTCACGGCATCAGCAAGCTTTGCTGCGTTCTCGATCGCGCTTAAATCCGAGACGGGAGAAAGCCAGGTTATAGCGTTATCCCAGATCCTGTTCCAGAACAACTTTCCATCTTCGCCTAGCATCGCTGGCGCTTCGGGTTTGATATCGGCCATTGGCAGAATTGTGACGTTGGCAAGTTCAGGCAACGGACGTCCGCCTGAGTCATGACCTGGCGTTCTACCGGTCGCTCGTTTGATCTCAGCTGGTTTTGGAGGTCTTCCCATATCAAAATCCTATCGCGTCAAGCCCGTTTCGTAATTTTGAGCATGTTTATTCGAAGC